GTCACTGCCTTGCCGACACGTCGGCTATGCCGTAGAACCGATTATAATAAGTTCAGACGCGACCCGTAGTTCGCATTCGAATTCGAGGCGTCGTTATTCGCATTCGTGTACGAGACACCGCCATTCGCATTCGCATTGTTATTCGACCGACCAACGACACGGCAAATGAGACCCTCTACCTTTCGCCTTTCGGCATCGCTCACGCAGGAGAGCGAGCGGTCTTTTCAGACCGCAACGCCCTGCGCATTTTCGCTTTATTATTTTTCTGTTTCATATTCTTACTTTTTTATTCAG